CGGGGCCGCCGGCCGCGCGCCGGCGCCGCACGAACCGAGACACCTACGCGGACGTCCAGGCGACGGTGGGGGAGCACGGAAAGGTCCTCGGGCCCGACCTGGGCGGCGATTGGCTGCCCGAGACGGTCGAGTGGTACGAGACCTGGCGCCGGAGCCCCATGGCCGCGGTCTTCTTGGAGACCGACTGGACCCGGTTGCGCATGCTGGCGCCCCTGGTGGACACGTACTTCAAGTGGCCGAACCACCTGAAGCTCGCTGAGATCCGCCAGAACGAGTCGCTGCTGGGCGCGACTCACGTTGACCGGCTCAAGGCCAGGATCAAGGTCGACGTCGACCCGGTGGAGGCCCCGCCGGCGGCCGGCGTGCTCGCCCTGGACGACTATCGTGCTCGCCTCGGTGCGGGCTGACCCTGTTCGTCTTGGTCCAGATGGCGTTCCGGAGCTGACGCTCGGCTGGGATGTCCTGGCGTGGACCGCCGAGAACCTCCTGCAGCCTGACGGGCCCGAAACGGGCTCCCCGTGGCGCTACACGACCGAGCAGGCGCGCTTCGTCCTCTGGTGGTACGCGATTGGCCCTGACGGCCGCTTCCTGTTCCGCCGCGGGATGCTTCGCCGGCTCAAGGGCTGGGGCAAGGACCCGGTCGGCGCCACCTTGTGCGCGGTCGAGCTGTGCGGCCCGAGCCGCTTCGCCGGTTTCAATGCTGCCGGCCGCCCGGTCGCCGCGCCGCACCCGTCCCCCTGGGTCGTCACGGCTGCGGTGTCGCTGGACCAGACGAAGAACACGATGACGCTGTTCCCGCAGCTGTTCACCGACGATGCGATGACCGAGCACGGCATCGACATTGGCAAGGAGATCATCTACTCCCGGCGTGGCCTCTTGGAGGCGGTGACGTCGTCTCCGCGCGCTCTGGAGGGCAAGCGGACCACGTTCTCCCTGAAGAACGAGACGCACCACTGGCTGCCGTCCAACGACGGCATCGCGATGTCCGAGGTCATCGCCCGGAACAACACCAAGGCCCGCGGTGGCGACGCCCGGACGCTGGCGATCAGCAACGCGCACAATCCCGGTGAGGGTTCGGACGCCGAGCTCGACTACGAGGCATTCCAGACCACGCAGATCACCGGCGGTCAGGACTTCCTCTACGACTCGCTTGAGGCGCCGGCCGGCATCGACATCACCAACCCCGACCAGGTGCGTGCCGGCCTGCTCGCGGCCCGGGGCGACTCAGTCTGGCTGGACGTCGAGCGGCATGTTGCCGAGATCCTTGACCCCCGCACCCGCGAGGGCATGGCCAGGCGGTTCTACTTCAACCAGATCGTGGCCGGCGAGGACGCCTGGCTGCCCCGATCGACCTGGGACGACCTGAAGTTCGCCCGCGAGGTGCCGGACGGCACCCCGATCACCGTCGGCTTCGACGGCTCGGACTCGGACGACTGGACGGCGATCCGCTGCGAGACCGAGAGCGGCTACCAGTTCACCCCACGGTTCCGGCACGGTCAGCCGATGATCTGGGACCCGCAGCAGTTCGGCGGATACATCCCGCGCGGCCAGGTCAACGCCGCCATCGCCGAGCTCCACGCCCGGTTCCAGGTGGTCCGGCAGTACAACGACCCGCCCTACTGGCAGTCCGAGATCGACGAGTGGGCTGCCCAGTACGGCGAGAAGACGGTGCTGCGGTGGGCGACCTTCCGTACCCGGCAGATGGCCGACGCCCTTGAGCGGTTCCGGACCGACGTGCTCGCCGGGAACATCTCGCACGACGGCTGCCCGATCACCTCGCAGCACATCGGCAACGCCCACTCGGATCCGCGCCCGCAGGGGCTGCTGATCCGCAAGGACAAGCCGATCTCCCGCAACAAGATCGACGCCGTGATGTCCTCCGCGCTCGCCCACGAGGCGGCGCTGGACGCCACGGCCGCAAAGGCATGGCCGCGAGCTGCGCGCCGGCGAAAGCTCATCGTCATGTGAGAAGAGGTGCCCGTGGCTGTGCCGAACAGTGCGCAGGACTGGGTCACCTACCTCTCCCAGGTGCACGACTACGAGCTCACCGAGCTCAAGCAGCTCAACAACGAGTACGAGCTGAAGGCCCCTCGGGCCTACATGCACCCGGAGATCTTCCGCGAGATCGGCGATCGGCTGCAGCAGGTGGTCATCGCCTGGCCGCAGCTGATCGTCGACGCGCTTGAGGAGCGCCTGGACGTCGAGGGCTTCGGCCTCCCGAACGCCTCCGGTGACGACCAGGACCTTTGGCGGGTCTGGCAGGAGAACAACTGCGACGAGGCGTCCCAGCTGGCGCACATCGACGCGCTGGTCATGAAGCGCTCGTATATCGCGGTAGGCACGAACGAGGCGGACGAGACCACGCCGCTGGTGACCTTCGAGTCGCCGCTCGAGGTGTGGGCCGACATCGACCCGCGCACCCGGCGCACCCGGGCCGCGCTGCGCCGGTACTCCGGCTACCAGGGCAACTACGCCCGCGACACCGAGTACTACGCCACCCTGTACCTCCCGGACCGCACGGTGTACTACCAGCGCTCCGGCATGTCGGGCGAGTACAACGAGGTCGACGTCGACCGCCACGAGCTGGGCGTGACCCCGATCGTCCCGATCGTCAACCGGTCCCGGCTCGCCGACTGGTGCGGCCGGTCCGAGCTGTCCCCGGTCCTGCCGTTGGCTCACGCCGCAAACAAGATCGCCACCGACATGATGGTGGCGGCCGAGTTCGTGGCGCTACCGCTGCGCGGCATCTTCGGCATGGGCCCTGAGGACCTTGAGGACGCCCAGGGCAACAAGCTCACTGCGATGCAGGCCCTGCTGGGTCGGCTGTTCCTCGTCCCGAACGACGACGGCACCGCGCGGAACTTCGAGTTCACCAGCGCCAACCTGTCGAACTTCCACGAGACCCTGGACCGGCTCGCGCAGCTCGTCGCCTCCCTGGCCGGCCTGCCGCCGGCGTACCTGGGGCAGTCCACGCAGAACCCGCCGTCGGGCGACGCAATCCGCTCCAGCGAGATCCGGCTGATCAAGCGGGCGGAGCGGCGCCAGCGCGCCTTCGGCGGCTCCCACGAGGAAGCTATGCGGCTGGTTCGCCGGCTGCAGACCGGTGAGTGGGACCCGGAGCTGCGTCAGCTGGAGACGAAGTGGCGTGACCCGTCGACCCCGACGGTCGCGCAGAAGGCCGACGCCGCGGTGAAGCTGTTCAACCTGCCGACGCCGATCGTGCCGCTGCGCCAGACCCGCGAGAACTTGGGCTTCACCGACGCCCAAATCGCGCGCATGGAGCAGGACGACATGCTGCACGACGCTCAGCAGCAGGCACAGTTCGACAAGAAGTCGGATGAGGCTGCTGACGACGAGTTGATGCAGCCGTTGCTGGACGAAGCAGCGGGGGAGCCCACCGATGCCGACCCCGGTACCGGCTGAGGTAACCGTCCTGGCGGCCGCGCGGCGAGCCACTCAGCAACAGCTCGCCGCCAACGCTGCCGTCGAGGTCGGCCGGTTGTGGGGCTTTCTGCAGATGGCCGGCTGGGACGGCATCGCTGGCCGCGTGGCCAAAGTCGTCCGACTGGCGATGCGCGGGGCCGCGCGGGGCGCCCAGGGCTACACCAGCGCCGTGAGCAACGGGTGGGACGTCCGACCGGACCCGGCTGGCATCGTCGTGCCGGAGGCCTTCGCCGAGACTGCCTCGGACGGACGTCCGCTTGAGTCACTGCTGAGCATCCCAGCCGGCGAGGTGGACGCGTTCGTCGCCCAGGGCGTGCCCTACGACAACGCGGCCGAGGTCGGCCGGCGGCACCTGCAGCGCATCATCGTGACCCAGGTCGCCGACGCCGGCCGGGTCGCAACTGGCGTCGGGATCGCCGTCGACCGGAGCCTCGTGGGCTACGTGCGGCACCTCACCCTGCCGTCCTGTGCACGCTGCATCATCCTGGCCGGCCGCTGGTACCGCTGGAACGACGGGTTCGCTCGGCACCCGCAGTGCGACTGCGTGCACGTGCCCGCGGCGGTCTCCGCCGAACCAGCGTCGCCTCGGGCGATCTACGACAGCCTTGACGACGACCAGCGCCGGAAGGCCGGCTGGTCTGGCTACGACCAGCGCGCTATCGACGACGGCGCTGACCTGGCCCAGGTGACGAATTACCGGCGGGTCCTGAAGACCGTCCAGGTCGCCGGCAGGCGGGTCAAGACGACCAGGGTAGGCACGACCCGCCGCGGCCTGGCCGGCAAGCGCGGCGCCAAGGTCCGGCTTACCCCTGAGCAGATCTACCTCGACGCGGACCGGCTTGGCCTGTCCCGCGACGAGGTCATCGGCGTGCTCAGGCGCCAGGGCTACATCGTCTAGAGGAGCCGCAGTGGCCGGGCAGTTCACCGAGTCGAAGCATCCGCGTGGCGCCGGCGGTCTATTCGCCGCGTCGGCGGCTGTGAGCGGTAAGCCGTCGGGTGCCTGGCTGTCCGGGCCGGTCCGGAAGGGCTCCGGCCGCAAGGGCGCCCGAGACCCGCGGGTCGTTGCCGCCCAGCGGCAGCTGAACGCTCTCGGCATCACCGACGAGCGTGGCCAGCCGCTGCTCGTCGACGGCATCGACGGTAACCACACGACAGCGGCGATCAAGAAGTGGCAGCGGTCGCGAGGACTCGACCCGACCGGCGAGCTCGACGCCCGATCGATGGTGCTGCTGCTGTCCCAGAACGCCGCGCCGAAGCCCCGGCCGACCGCGCGGTCCCGGATGCGTGCGAAGCCCCGCTCAACGGCCGCCAGGAAGAAGCCGGCGGTTCGCGCGTACGCCGACAAGGGCCGCGGCTTCTCCCGCATGGGCCCGACCGCCAGCACCTGATCGGAGGCACCGATGTCTGCGCGCACGCACATGTTCGACAGCCGTGCACAGCAGCGCTGGGCCTTCGCCACCCGCCAGAAGTTCGCGCACCGCTGGGGCGAGAACACCAAGGCCGCCGGGCGGTTCGCGACGCTTCCCGCCCGCAAGCGCGCGAAGAGCGCGCGTTCAACCCTGACCGGCCGCGCCGGTCGCTAACCCCAAACAGCCCCAGGAGGGCTTGTGACTGCACCAATCGAGCCGACGCCAGGCGCGCCGGCCGCTGAACCGTCCCCGCAGACCGATCCGACCGGCCTGGCGCCGGCCGCTCCGGAGACCGAGGACGTCACGTCACTGCCCCAGTGGGGCCAGGACCTCGTCGCGAAGCTGCGCGCCGAGGCCGCGAAGGCAAGGACTACCGCGAAGCAGACCGCAGCCGAGGAGGCGCGCCAGCAGCTCACTGCTGACGTAGCCCGCGCGCTTGGCCTCGCCGGCGACGACCCGGTAACGCCCGAGAAGCTCACCGAGCAGATCGCGGCCGCCCAGGACGCCGCATGGCGCAGCGGCACCGAGCTGCAGGTCCACCGGGTCGCCGCGCGTCTCGGCGCGGACCCGGAGGCACTGCTCGACTCCAACGCCTTCATCGATTCCCTCGACGACCTCGTCGATGTCGACCCGCGCTCCGCGGAGTTCGCAACGCAGCTCGAAACCAAGGTCCAGGCGGCCCTGGAGAAGAGCCCGAACAAGTACAAGGCGGCGGGCCTGGCGTCCGCTCCGAGCGGCCCGCGGCCGGACCCCTCTCAGGGTGCCCGTGGCCCCGCGGTCCCCCTTCGCCCGACTGACCTCGGGTCCGCCATCCAGATGGAGCTCGCTCAGCGGGCTGCCGGCCGACGGTAGACCCCACACTCTCGGAGTTTCTCCATGCCGATCACCTTGGCCCAGGCGCAGGTGAACACGCAGAACGCGGTCGACTACTCGGTGATCGACAACCTGCGTCGTTACTCCTGGCTCTTCGACAACATCCCCTTCGACGACAGCGTCAACCCCGGCACCGGCGGTGGGACGCTGACCTACGGCTCCACCCGCCTGATCACGGCCGCACCGGCCGGTTTCCGGCAGTACAACCAGGAGTACACCCCTGGCC